ATAGTTGATAGAGAAATAACAGATACTTTTAACTTCTTACATGTTGGTGGTGATTCTAAAAGAAAAAATGCGCAAATGGCAGTAGATGCATTTCTAGACCTTTATGAAGATAATATGGATTATAGATTATATTTGAAATATACAAACTTTTGTTTTGCTGAAGTTTATTTAAACGGCAGGCTTGTGCCAGCAAGTATGCATCCGCAAATTGTTGCAATACCACAATCATATGATATTGAGTCGTTAGTTAAGTTATATCACTCTTGTCATTGTATGATTTATCCAACAAATGGTGAAGGTTTTGGCATGATTCCATTTGAGTCAATTTGTACCGGTATGCCTACTATTGTGACAAATGAAACAGGTTGTAAAGATTTTGCAAGCTATTCTATTCCACTAGAAGCTGAATTTATACCTGCTGAATGGAATACTCAGCAATATGGTGAAGATACTGGTATGTGGGCATCTCCAGATTTTGACCAACTGCTTGAGCTGATGCAACTTGTTGTTAGTGAATATGATGAATTTAAAAAGCATACGATAAAATCTGCAAAAATATTGCATACCGAACAGTCTTGGTCTGCGGTTGCTGATAAGATAGTGGACCGCATCAAATACTACGAAGAGTCGATTTAGACCCTAGCATTTTTGATTGCTAACTGTAATTCATTAAGATACTATTGATAATCCCATTTTTTTCTCGGAGGTAAAAATGTCATTACTAACATCTAATTTTTTGTCCAATTACAACAATCAAACTCCACCTTGGGGTTTTGGTGGAATGGGCGAAGTGGTCTATCTTAGAACCTATAGTCGCAAAATAGAAGGCACAGATAGAACAGAAACCTGGGTTGAAACCATTAAAAGAATTATTGATGGCGCAGTTGACATTGGTGTTGATTTTACAAAAGAAGAAGCAGAAAATCTTTTTGATCATATGTTTAATCTTCGCTGCACCGTTGCAGGTAGAGCTTTATGGCAACTTGGCACCCCACTTGTTTCTAAATTTTCTGGAACATCTTTGAATAATTGTTTCTTTACTAATATTGAAAAAATTGAAGACTTTGAATTAGTTTTCGACTATCTCATGCTTGGCGGTGGAGTTGGCTTCTCTGTTGAAAGAGCAAAAATTCATGAATTGCCAAAAGTAAAAGATGTTAAGAGTATCATTGCAGAGAAAAGTCACGATGCAGATTTTATTGTTCCAGATTCAAGACAAGGTTGGCGTGAGCTTCTGCATAAAGTTCTTGAATCATATTTTATTACAGGTAAAAGTTTTAGCTATTCAACAATTTTAATTCGTGAATTTGGCGCTCCGTTAAAAACATTTGGTGGAACAGCATCCGGTCCCGGCGCTCTAGTTGATGGTATAGCTGATATTTGCAAAGTTCTTAATAATAGAGTTGGGAAGAAACTGCGTTCTGTTGATGTGTTAGATATTTGCAATATTATTGGTAGAATTGTTGTTTCTGGCTCGTCACGCCGCTCAGCTCAAATTGCAATCGGTGATCCAGATGATATTTTATTCCTACGTGCAAAAAATTGGTCTTCTGGGTCTGTGCCTGCTTGGAGAGCAAATAGTAATAATTCTATTTATGCAGATTCTTATAATGAAATCCTTGCTGAGCTCTGGAAAGGCTACGATGGCTCAGGTGAGCCGTATGGTTTGGTGAATAGAAAGCTTGCAAGAACTTATGGAAGACTTGGTGAGGTTGCACATGACAATTCCATTGAAGGGTTTAATCCGTGTGCGGAAATTGCATTAGCTGATGGTGAGTCTTGCAATCTCTCAACAATATTTTTACCAAATATTGATTCACTTGAGCAGTTAAAAGAAATTTCAATTCTTTTATATAAGATTCAAAAACAAGTTACAAGATTATCTTATCCATATGAGAAGACAAATAAGATTGTTCATAAAAATGCAAGATTAGGGCAGTCCATTACTGGAATACTGCAGTGCGATGAAGATAAAATTTCTTGGCTGTCCAGTGTGTATGAAAATCTTAAAAAATTTGATAAGCAATATAGTAAAGAGAAAGGATGGAATCCGTCCGTTAGGTTAACGACAGTCCAGCCATCTGGAACACTATCGTTACTTCCAGGTGTAACGCCTGGTATACACCCGGCATTTGCGAAATATTATATTCGCCGTGTTCGTTTTGGAGCTGCAGACCCACTAGTTGATGCATGTAGAAAGAGAGGGTATAAAGTTGTTTGGGATGTAGGTCTTGATGGCAGAGAAGATCACACAAGATATGTTGTAGAATTTCCATGCAAATCTCCAGATGGATCTGTGCTTGCTAGTGAGATGACAGCAATTCAACAGCTTGAATGGGTCAAAAAAATGCAAACAGTGTGGGCAGATAATGCTGTCTCAGTGACTGTTTATTATAGAAAAGAAGAACTCACGGAGATTAAAAAGTGGTTAGAAAGTAACTATGATAATTCGGTTAAGTCAGTTTCGTTTTTATTACATAGTGATCATAACTTTCCACTACCTCCTTATGAAGAAATTAGTGAAGAAGAGTATAATAAAACTTTTTCTAAGATTGATTTCTCAATCCCACTTCAACAAGCCGCTGGAAGTCACGAAATTACACTTGACGACTGCGCAACTGGGTCGTGTCCTATAAAATGAACCGTTCAAGACCGATATTGGATTGGAACTATGAAAGGCTGTACCTGTTTTCATCATTTTTATTCTTTTTTTAATAAAAGTGGTGTACAATATATTCAATGAGTCATGAATCTATTAAAAACAGTCGTCTGTGGGTTCCTCCAAGGACTTATGGCGTTTGCATCTGGATTATGCCAGATGGTACGCCACTATCTGATGGTGATGGGGTTCTATCTGCAGAAGGTTTTGTCGGAGACAAGGATATTGAAAAAAGAGTAGCACAAGCGGCTAGGTATTGGACCGGAAGCACCGATGGTAGGATTAGCTGGGTTCATGGTGCAAGAAAAGTTAGTGGAAGCGAAAGAGATGATCAAGTTGAAAGACTTAATGAAGGTCTCATACCAGATCCGTATGAAGACTTTTTTGATAATTTAAAGGGGTAGTATGGAAAAGAAAATGGTTCATGTTGAAGACTCTATTGAGGTAACAGATGAAATAAATGATCTTTCTTATTTTGGATTTGATTCAATACCGATATCTGAAGATCCTTTTTTGAAAGTTTCCTACAACTCTCTTTCTCAAAAAATGAAAAGGAAAGCAAATAAACTTTCTAAAAAGTATGTTGGAGAAGATGGAACTGAAACAAAATACATCGATCCAGAAACTCTTGATGGATACACACTGTATGATATTGTTAATCCACCGTATGATTTAGACAACCTATCCGATCTCTTTGATTCAAGTGCAATTCACAATGCGTCAGTAAGCGCTAGGGTTATGAATACTGTTGGTCTTGGATTTCAATTTCAAGAAACATTGAAGGCTAGAAGGAAAATTGAAAAATCAACAGATAACGAAGATAAACTTTATAGGGTTAGAAAGGAACTGCAGGATGAAAAAGAAAGGCTTGAAGAGCTTTTTGAAAATTTACATGTTGAAGAAACATTTATTGAAACAATGATTAAAGTTTGGCAGGATGTTTTAACAATTGGCAATGGATATCTAGAAATAGGTAGAAATAACGCTGGTAATATTGGGTATATTGGTCATATACCAGGAACTCTTGTTAGGGTTAGGAGGAAGAGAGATGGCTTTGTTCAAATTGCAAGAAGCAATAAAATCACAGCAGTCTTCTTTAGAAACTATGGAGATACAGAAACACAAGACCCCATTAATTCTGATCCAAGACCTAATGAGATCATTCACTTTAAAATTTACTCTCCTAAAAATACATACTATGGTATTCCTTCTGCAGTGTCAGCTGCTGCTGCAATTGTTGGTGATAAGTTTGCAAAAGAATATAACATTGATTATTTTGAGAATAAAGCTATTCCTAGATATGCAATAATTCTTAAAGGTGCAAAATTAAGTAATAAGTCTAAACAAGAGCTTATTAATTATTTTAGAAAAGAAGTTAAAGGAAGAAATCACGGCACCCTTGTGATTCCAATCCCGGCTTCGATTGGTGCAGATAGCGATATTAAATTTGAAAAACTTGAAGCTGGTATCCAAGATGCCTCTTTTGATAAATATAGAAAATCAAATAGAGATGAAATTCTTGTAGCCAACAGGGTCCCAGCGCCAAAGGTTGGTGTGTATGATAATGCTAACTTAGCTGTCTCAAGAGATGCCGATAAAACATTTAAAATGCAGGTCGTTGCTCCGGATCAATCTGTGATAGAAAAAAGATTAAATAGAGTTATGATGGAATTTACAGATCTTTTTGTTCTCAAGTTTAAGAGCATAGATCTTGTTGATGAAGATATTCAATCTAGAATTAATGACAGATATCTTAGAACAGAAGTTATTACACCAAATGAGGTGCGATCCACACTTGGCTTACCAGAAAGGACGGATGGTGATGAACCACTTCCGTTCCCAACGAAGAAAGAAAAGACTGGACCAGGCGCTCCGTTTGGTAATTCTAATAATGATACAATTGCTCCGAGAAATGCAAGAGCAGATTCTGAAGGGCAAGCAAGTGATCCAAGACAGACTGGCGATCAGGCTGAGAGGGGTCAAAATCAAGATAACTCAGGAGGTACAGAATGAGTGACAAAATGGGTATTATTTATTCAAACACAGCAATTACAAGTGCTGCAAATACCGTTTCTATCAATGGGCATACGTCATGCATCCACTTTTTAAACTTGGATGGTTCTACAAATGCCGTGGTTGAGCTAAACGGTGGTCCACATAGAGTGGTCATCCCGGCAGCAAAAAACTGGGTTTAT